GTTTTGTGGAGACGTTGTTGTTCAATACCAATCTGATCCGCCGGAGGGTGCGTTCTCCGAAACTGACATTCTCTATCTGTTCTCTGGGTGCAGAAAGCCGCACGGATGTAGCTATCGCCTATCTGGCGGATCAGGTCAATGAGGAATTATTAGATACCTTAAAGAAAAAGCTTTCCCAATTACAGATCACTTCCCTGACCATGGGCAGCAAAAGTCTGGAAGAACTCCTGATCAAAAAACGCTGGTGGAATCCTCTGCCCAGTATCCAGCTGACGGAACGGCCCGATGTGGCCTGCAGCTATCTGTGCGAAGGGCATATTCTGCTCATCGTGGACAACTCCCCTGCCGTTCTGCTGCTTCCCGGTACGATCTTCCAATTTACCCAGAGTCCGGAGGACTATTACAACAATCCTCTGACCGGAACCTACTTCCGCATGATCCGTTTCCTGTGCATCCCGGTCAGTCTCCTACTCCTTCCGGTCTTTTTGCTTCTCGCTGCTTATTACCCGGAACTCACGGTACAGCTACAGCTTACCCCCGTCAGTGACCTGTCCCCTTTCCGGCTCTTCTTCTATGTGCTAGCGGTAGAGTTCCTGCTGGATCTTTTCAAGTATTCAGCGGCACTCAGCTCCAGCCGCGTCTCCGGTGCTCTGTCCATTGTCGGCGGACTATTAATCGGTGACATTGCTGTCAGTCTTAACTGGGCCTCCACGGAAGTCCTCTTCTATGCTGCTGTCACCATGCTGGCGAATCTGTCCCTCTCCAGTATCGAATTTGCTGATGCTCTGCGGATCTACCGCATTCTTTTGGTCGTCACAACAGGGCTCTGGGGATTGCCAGGATTCCTTATCGGTCTGACACTGGTGACAGTCTCTATTTTGACTACCCCGACCTTCGCAGGCTTCAGCTACTTCTGGCCCCTCTTTCCTTTTAACGGCCCGGCTCTCCGAAGCCTCCTGTTCCGCCGCCCCACCTACAAAGCCCAGCCCAGTAAAGTCTGGTCCCGTGGACATGTGCATACAAAATAAAACTCCTATACGGAGCGCGAGACATCGAGAACATACGGTACCTTGTTACTTACTAATCATTTCAGACGGATTTGTACTATCTTAGCCTTGAGGATCAAGCGCGGACCGGAGCGGAGCGTAGACATCGAACTTTCGAGCCCTGGCAGGGCTCGAAAAAAAGAACGATACCGATTTGGTATCGTTCTTTTTTCAAGCGCGAGACGGGGATCGAACCCGCAAAGCATTTCTAAAGGGAATGTCGAAAATACGGGAAATGCTGATAAATACTGTGGTTGCGGAAACATCCGGAATACGCTATGTGCGATAAAAATATACTATTTACATGCGTTTTACAACACGATGCAACATGAATGCACCATGAAATGCAACATGATCGGCTATGTTGCAATGTTATGTTCTTCCATAAATTTCACGAAATCTTTTTGACTTTTCTTACTATCCTTCCGATCGAAAAGGCTAAGCCAGGCTCTGTATTTTTCCCAAGGCATATTCTCCATAATCGGATTTGCAATATTATCAAAATATCCATCGATCTTATCATCAACAGCGACACGTACTTCGGAAAAGGTCTGTGTGTATACTTTTTTCATAATCTTGTCAGACTTCCAACCGCCACGCTCCTGGGCATACTTGTCCGGGATACGCAGAGCTGCCATAACGGATGCGTTCAGATGCCGCAGGTCGTGAAAAGTCATATGCTTAAAACGGTGCTCATCTTGGAACTTGATCCACCGATGATAGATCTGAGCTTCGGTGAGTGTGACAAGCCTGTCCCCGGGGACTTTATCAATCAGAGATTTGATATAGGGCGGGATCCGGTGCGTACGATTACGGTATTTGTTTTTAGCAATTTCCTTACGTTGATCTTTACCACCTACAACCACTACGACCTCTGCAATCCGAATCTGATCCCCGGAGATAGATTTTGACTTTGTCAGCCCACGAATCTCTGACATCGAGAAACTGAGCCATGCAGCCAGTAGGACTGGCAGCTCCAACTCGTGTCCTTTGATTGCAGGTAAAAGGGCCTCTGCTGGTATCAGATCCGGCACACGATCAGGTACTTCGGGCAGTTCGATGTTACGCAGGACATCATCGAGAGAACTTGTATACTTACGGATCACGGATGCAATCAGGCTCCATTCGTTCTGCAGACGCTTGGGCGAGAGTGTCACTCCCTTTTTCCGGTTACACGGACGCTGAGATTCCATATTGACCGATTCCTGCAGTAGTTCTTTATCCATGTCTTTGACACAAATCTGCATCAGATCCTGAAAACCGTTCCGCTGGATACAACGGTAGTCCTGGATGGTGGTAAGAGATCTATTTAGGACCAGCCGGGATTCAATGTATTTGTCAATTAATTCTGTGAGAGGGAGAAGAGTATAATCTACTTTCTTTTTCTTTGGCTGTTTCTCACGTTCTTCTTCTTTTTGTAGCATAAACTGCGCTGCTTCGAGCTCTACAGCTTTTTTTGTGGGGCCAGTAATAGTTTTGTACTTTCTTGTTGTCTTCTGTTCGCCATTGGGAAGCAGGACAGGACTGCCGTCTGCATTGTATACGGGCTCTTCATGGCTGTATGGTTTGATACACCATGTTCCACTGGGAAGCTTGTAAGGCGTTGCCATAATATCATCCTCCTAAAAATGGGCATAAAAATGCCCGGTGACTTGATTTTTGAGCCCCGGGATGATACTATTATTTTGGTCGTATAGTAGTATCCTTCGGGACTATTATCATCATCAGCTCTGGTGCGCCAACACTGGGGCTGATTTTTTATTATAAATTGTATAAGACAATCTTTATTCTAAGCCGACCTGTGCCTTACCGGTGACAACACCATTTTCAAAGCTTACATTCATATTTGCAATATGAGTCACAGAATACCAGTAGTAAATGCTCACTTTGTATTCACCAGTACCAGCCTCAGACATCAAGGTACCTTCAGATCCAACGATATCTACAACTTGATCATAGGTCATGCCAATTTCAATCTGATTGAACTTATCCATAGTGGCATATCCCTCGGTTATGTCAAAGGTGCTTTCTTCGTTGGCAGAGGTTGATACGGAAGCTTCGTTGGAAGTAGAAGAGGGTGCTACACTTTGGTTATTGATAACCGAAGAAATTAAAACTGCCATAGCAATAGCAATGCCGATTATATTCAGAATGATTCCAGTAATAGCCATCCCTTTCTTCTTATTTTTGTTTGTCAGAGCAATGATAGATAAGATTAGACCAATGGTTCCGAACAAACCGCCTAATACAAAGCATGACGTGACAACAGCAATAATGCCAAGTATCATTCCGGCAATACCTAATCCATTTTGTTTTTTCTCGGTGTTCATAAGAATTCTCCTTTTTGTAGTGTGATTTTATATCAACTCAAGCACAGACAATCCTGGCTCAAAGTAGATAACATAATTATCAAATTTGATACATACTCCATATTTGTTGCGATAGCATTGAAGAGCTTCCAACAGGAACTCCTCCGTTACTCCAAGATGTTCGGCCATATCATATGCCGTTTGGCACCCAACTTTGTAACAGGAAATGATCCCGTGCAATCCAATCAGTTTATTATATCCCCAGAGACGTGCCCGGAGCTCTTGCTTTCTGTTGGCAGCAGATGACTGATCTATAATAATACCTTCTGTTGTATGGTAGTGCCCAAGCTCTTCTGACAGAACACAGGCTTTTTCAGCATCGGTTTCTAAAGTATTGCTGACAGCAATATTTCCGTCACAGTATAATCCTTTTATTCTAGGACTGCGAAATTTGCGATCGTAAATAGTAACGCCTTCCGCATCTGGAGAGGAGGCAAGTCTTTCATAAGTAGTCAAATATATCACCCTTCTTCACAATAGCAAACCATAAGTCCTATTAAAAGGACTTTATTTCCTTTTGTTCTTGACAAATTCTGCAAATTGGCGGATCTCATCCATTTCATCATCTGAAAACTCTTCACCTTCAAAATGTGCGGCCAATGTGTTTGGAGAATTTTTATCCACATCATCATCAGCTAAATAATCGAGAGTACAGCCAAAATATTTGCATAGTTTTTTTAATGTAGATAGTTTGGCATTATCTGAGCCTTTTTTATAGAAACCATCTATTGTGGTATAAGGAACACCGGATTCTCTGGCCAAGTCCGCTTTGTTCATATTTCTTTCATTCATAAGTATATCGAGTTTATCTGTAAGTCCCATATTTGCACCTCCGATGTGATTTCATAATACACCTTTTTATCTACAAAGTAAATAATAAATTACCCCACAAAGTAAAAAAGTTACTTTTTGGGGTTGACAATTACGATACAGGGTATATAATGGCAATATAAGTTACGACACAGGGTAACAGAAGGGAGTGATTTGTTTGTTTTATAACTTGAATGCAGAAATGGCGAGAAAAAAAATGACCATTAAAGCATTGGCAGAGAAAACTGGAATTGGATATGAAAGTCTAAAAAACAAAATGTCTGGTGTGACAGAGTTTAAAAGGAATGAAATGATTTTAATAAAATCAGAATTTCCTAATTGCTCACTGGATTATCTTTTCACAGCAGATCAGCCAGTAGGAAAGGAGGGATAAAGAATGGGGAAGGTAGATGAACTGATCGACGCATTGGCAGAACACATTAAAAAACGCATCGATGAAGGTAACGACATGGAGAATGAGATTACCGAAAAGACAAAGGCTCTTGCAGAGCTGGTGTCCGCAAGAGCTTTAATGCAAAATCCTAGTCCTGTAGAAGCTTTAAAAGCTGCTTTCGCAGCGCAGGCTCATCAGCAGGTTGGAGAATACCAGTTTGTAACAACACTTCAGCCATCAACTGGACGGAAGCGTGGGTCGAATAGTGAACGGCATTAATTATCATTTTTGCATAACGAGAATCCTGATCAGAGCAGGATTCAACGCCTTGAAGAATGGCTTTTACCATATTATCGGAATTGTTCCTTAGATTTTCTTCAACAAGAGCATCTAAGGAAATGCGAGTCAAATCATCCATAGTGAATTCCTCCTTTGAAATTTTGTAATTGGTAATTGGACACTATCAATTATAGAAAAAGAGCATGGAGGATGCAACTATCATCTCAGATCTCAGCAATAGTAAAGGAAGGAGGAAGCTGAATGGAGAAAATTGACAGATTATATGCTCTTTTAGAGCGGGATGACGTGGAT